ATTCGCATCATTTGTACGTTGTGCAAGACTCCGAGTCGTGTCGCTTGTCCTACTCATGCGAATGCTATGCCCTTCATAATCACGATTTAGAATGTCTCTGGTTTTTAGTGCAATAGATAATGTGACATTCTTCTCCTGCAAACCATTTCCTACTGCACCTGGATCTGTTCCACCATGTCCTGGATCTAAATAAATTTTACTCATAATAAATTCCTCCTCTTAATATTTTTGTATTAAAAAAAATGGCTTGCCCGTTTGGACTAGCCACCTATTTAATAAGGCTATTTCGTTGTAATACTTCTTTTTGGCTCTTACCTCGTGCTGTGATGTAATTATTTTTGAACCATGCCCATGTAGCAGCTGCAGCAGTAATAATCATTGCTATTACTTCTCCCCATAGTTGTTCTGTCCCCGGTATAGGGTTTAATCCGAATGTCACTAAGAACTGGTTAGCCAATGCAATAACTAATACTATGGTACGTGTTAGTGTCGCTTTATCCATGCTTCTCACCTCCTTCAAGTCTTAAAATTTAGCAAAAAATAAAGCAATAGCTCCGCTGATAATTCCTGTTATCACTGCGGTAACAATTGCTTTTGTAATCATTCGCCTTATCCACTTTGTATCATCTTGTATAGAAGATAATGTAGATTGTAAATTGACTATTTTTTCGTCCTGTTTTGCATCATTCATCTGTAATGTATAGACATCATTTTTTATATTTTTAATGTCATGTCTAATCTCCATGATGTCCTGTTGTGTTCTATCCACAATGTCCATCTCCTCTTTTTGTGACATTCGTAACCCCCTAACATCCCGACATAAAAACGTACAATATAAATAACCCACCATGTTCCCGACATGATGGGCTAAGGGGAGTAGTGGCTCCCCGGTTTTAGTTATTTGTTTGCAATCATAAATTCATTTACTTTCATTTCGATATCATGAAATTTTAAATATACATCTTCTTTAGACAAAGAGTATTTTCTGCTAGCCATTTTAGCAACTTCATCAAATAGTACTTCATCTTCAAGACCATTTTCAAAATCCCCTTCATCGGTAAGTTCATCTAATCTTTCTTGAATAAATATATACAGTTCTTTATATTCAAATTCATTTATGAACTTTCTAACATCTTCTCTCTGGTGAAAAATCAAAATCTCCCCCCTCTCTACTTCGTATATCGGAAAGAAAAGTGAATTATTTAATCATTAAGCTAATTCAGCGTTTTCTGGTTGTTCCTCTGGTCTTTCATTTAATCGTTCAATGACTTTATCTTTTATCAAGTCAGATATATTCCCTTCAATAGCAGCTTGGAAAAATGCCATTTCATCAACAAACACTCTACCACTAATATTGCAGTAATCAACTTCCGGCTCCGTTCTGTTAGGATCAATACCATTATAATCAATACGTCTTAAACGTTCACCATTCACCTCAACCGTACGTGAACTTGTTTCTTCAAAAGTATATTCATTCATCATCTGTACCCTCTCCTTCGTTAGATTCAAATGCCTCTACAAGTAGATAGTGCATTTCTGCATTCTTTCCAGATAACTCTTTATCAAAGTCATTTACTAACTTCTCTACGGTTTTTAAAGCAGGCTCTAGGTTCTTATCATCAAGGGTAAAATACTCCTCAAATAACTCCTTGTGTTGTTCATTGAAGCCTTTGTAATCATCCATATCAAATCCACCAGCTTCATTCTTAACAAATTCTCCTTGATCGTCTGTCTTGGCATATTCTTTTAAAAGAGTGATTTCTTCCTCGGCCACTTTCTCATATTGGCATAATAAAACCTTCACCACTCTCATGCGGTGAAGGTTCTTTTTGCCTTTTGTTGATATTACATTTTGAAGAAATTCTGCAGCATCTTTAAGATATTTGTTTTGTAATTTTACCATTATGCATTTCCTCCAAGTTTTTTTAGGTAATTAGATACGTTATTTATTGTAAAGTTATAATTTACATTACCTTCCCTAATAGTTTTAGTAACTGTTGTAGTCATAACTACATCCACATCTTTTAAATCATATACGACCACTGTTATTTCCTCACGCTCACTCTGATATACCAAAGACTCTCCAATTAATTCAGCTTCAATTTGTTGAAATTCTGCACCTGTACCGGCATATTGTAAAGGTTGCGGATATCCCCACCCTTCAGGATCAACCCATCTATAACGTCGATTTTCAATATCATCCACAAATTGATGCTCCGTTATGGTTAATGTTTGTCCGTCAATCTCATAATTAAAAATATACTCTACCTCTTTAGTAAAATTCATGCTACCATCTCCTTTAATATTTTTATTTCATTCTCTAAATCTACTACCCTATTTTTTAGAAGAGTATACTCAATTCTTTGCCAATTGATTTCGTCGTCTAATTTTGCTGATAGTTCTTGAACTGATTTAATAGTAGGGAAAAGTAATTGAGATTCTTGAACAGTATACATTCCGTCCTCATCAACCCCAATAATGCTATAATCTTCTATATCAACTTCATACTTCTCAAATGTTGACTTTAACTGTTGCGCTATGATTCCAAATTGAATTTTATTTCGTTTTTCCTCAGAACGTTTCTGTATAAGTCGGTACGTGCGTGTATCAATGTCATTTATAAAATTTAATCCTAATTCATTAAGAGATATATCTTCTTTCAAACGTTCATCAGACGGATAGACTGGCGTGTTTCGTAAATAAATGTTCCTTATTGCATTACTTGAAGAATTACCGCCAATTTGGTAGTTATAATCAGCTCCGTACATTCCCCGGAAAGTAATGTCTGCACCATTACCAGAATAAGTTGTTTCTATAAACCATCCACTACGACTGTTATAATCATTAATAACGTTAAATGCTTGCTTACCTCTAATTTGGTAAAGAGCACCAATAGAATAATCGTTTGACTGCCCACCAATCATGGTAATAGTTGGATTACCATTGAAATCAAATGTTATGCCTTTATCCCAACCTACTGCACGATTACGCATTTGGAATATAAAACCATTTACACTATTGGCTGCATTGTCTGCTCCGGTTGCTGCAGTAGAGTTAGCAATAAAACCACTAAAGTAAGGTGATAGACTATCTAGATTAGATGCTCCTGTAGTACCTAAATAAGCAAACGGATAACGTCCACCAATACGATCTCCAACCCCAACACCAGCGGAACGACTAAATCCGTCACTACTATCATATTTACGATATGTGAGTGTATTTCCTGCATCCTCAAAGTTGATTTGTGCGCCATTAGCAATGGTAAGATTAGCATTTCTTAATGTGATATTACCTGTGTTTAGGTTTGCATCTAAGTTGTTATTACTACTTAACAATCTTCCTGCTCGAACAGTTCCCAAGTTAGCTGAAATAGCAGACAAGCTAGATGCGTTGATTTTATCTGCATTTAAACTAGCAATTTTTGCATCCGTAACAGCTAGGTCCTCTATCTGCGCTTCACCGATGATTGCACGTACTAGCTTGGCTCTTTCAATAGTTCCATTGGCAATATGGGCATTTTGAATAACCCCATCGTTAATTAATGTGGTTCCATCTAGGTGTATTAAGTTACCTTTAATACGTACCCCCTCACGATTAAGGTTTATTTGAGATACAATGCCGTCAACATCAACTTTTAAGTCTATTTCATCTGCAAGTTGCCTAATACGTGATTCTGCTTGGGTCATACGTTGGTCTGTGTCTTCTGGTGCAGGTGTCCAATCGGTTACAACGTTACCTTTTTCGATTTGCTCTCTACCTATAATCACATCAATGTCATCTGATATATCTATTGGTCTAAGTTGAGGTTGGAACCAATCATAGTTAGTTCTTCTTGTTCCACTTAAAGAAAATCGTCCACTTTCACCAGATTCAATAGTTAAAGAAGATTGGGAAGAGTTAATACCTAAGCCGTTAAGAAATAGCCTGATAGGTTTTTCTCCCATGTTTTTAATGTACATTGAATAGGTATAAATTTGATTCATAACCATAGGCTCGGTCAATCTTCCAGAAGTAGTATAGAGTAACCGAATGGTATTAGTTCCCCCTTCGGTTGTCATTCTAACAGCATCTGAAAAACCCCACTCTCCCTTCATATCAAAAGGAGTTTTATTAACTGTTGCCCCGGCATAAGCATCCCACCTATCGTATTTATTACTATTAGGCAATAAATTCCGCCCACCAATCTGTATATTACTTACAGTTGACTCAATACCTTCTGCAAACTGACGAACATCGCTAATAGACTGCCTTAAATAGCCAGTCTCATTTTCAAATATAGTTTGCTCCACACGATTACGTATTTCCCGTTCGTTCTGTTCAATTAAAGAAGTATGATGTTCTAAATTTTCTACAACACCATCCATATCTGTTTGATATTGAGTAACACTTACTGTATTACGAAACATGCCGTCAATATCAGATATGGTGTACACATCACCCTTATTAACTTTATCTACTAACTGACCTTCCACATACTCTAAATTATCGGATAAATCACTTATATCCCCTAAAAGATCATCACGAGTAATTTGTATCTGTTCGTTGGTGTATTGCCTTGCTTGCTGGTCTAGAAGGTTCTTAGCTTCCTGTGATATTTGGTCAAAATCTACACCGCCCTCACCGATAATATCGCTAACGTGGTGCAATTCCCTCATTCGCTCTGCTAAGTCTGGACCCCATAATATATCCTCACTTATAATACGATGAGTTGCAGCAGATATTTGAACTGACCAATCGCTAGGTGTGCCGTGATAATTGACTGCCCTTACTCGGTAATACCATACTTCGTCAGTTCCTACCGCATGAGAAAAGGCACTGACTTGACCTCTCCACAATAAGTGTTGAGTATCTGGAATAAAGTCCTCGGTACGACTTCCGTAAACCTCATAATGCTTGATAAATAATTCATCCGCATATGTCCAGTACAGTTGAATAACTTCCATACCTGCATGGGCTTCAAGATTAATTGGAGTACTTGGTTTTTGATTAGGATAACTGTTTTCATCAATTTGTTGCTTAGGAGGATTCCGTTTAATCCCTTCCACTTCTTTTTCAAGGTCATCTAGACGGTTATCGTTAAAATCCAAGAACTGCCCCATCTCAACAACCATTGTGCCATCCGGGTCCAGTAGGTCATATTCCAAAGCAATAATTCTAGTCTGTATTTCTATCGGTCTAGAAAACTTGCGGTCAATTGCTGTGGCAGTATCACCAAGACTTACCTCATCGTCAAATAGTTCAACAGATAAACGGTAATTAACTTCAACTTGGCTAGCAACCGTCTGTAAATGATGCCAAGTTGCTTTCAATAGTTCTTCTGGGTCTTCGTAGTCTTGATTGCTGTAAGTACCATAACGATGTTTTGTACCATCTTCTAAACCATATTTAGCAAGCGCATCTGGACTACCTACCCACCGTTGTCCTTTTGGTTTATCTACTGGATCGCCGTTTGACACTTTCCATTCCACATCTTCAAAACCGATATAGCGTGTATACCCGCCTGTATGCTCTCCCTCGTCATCTTCATATGGCAATGATGCACCTCGACCATATAAAGCTGTCTTTGGATAAGATAAAACAGTACGACCGATTTCCGTTATGTTGTGGTCAATCTCAAAACGTTGACCATGTTCTTTCCCAAGTCGTTGGATGATTTTAATTTTAAAAGCAGTGATTTCATTTGTTTCTTCATCAAATTCGATAACGTCTTTAAACTCACCACCCCAAGTGGATAAAATATCCCATATAGCATCCACACTGGTTAAATAATAAAAGTTAGTAGTAGCATTACCAAGTTCGACCTCTACACTTCCCTGCCAACGCGTGCCTTCCAGTGCAGCATCTAAAGCTACATTTGCGGTGCGTTCGTTAAATCGTCTATCCACAACAATATGATCATTTAACTCAGCTAGAAAAGCAGGCTCACATGTGGCGGTTGTTATTGGGCCTTCGATAGTATCTGAATCATCCAACTCACGAATAACCATCATGCGCCAGTCGCCTTCTCGGTCTTTGAAGACAACTTTATTTTCATCTTTAACATGCTTCGCTAATGCATGATCAGATTCAATGGTAAAAGAAAAAGGCGTTGTCGGTACGCTGTTTTTCTCCTCTCGGAATTGTGTACTAACAAGCCCTGTATCTTCGGACAATATGGTTAATGGTTGTTCGTATTGACTAAAAATATATAACTCTGACATTGATCTCCTCCTTACTGTTAAGTATCACTTTGCAGTTGGTGCCTATATTGGATTGTATTGACCGTATTTAACAGTTCGAATCTATTTTCAAATGTATCTTTCTTTAAATCAATGGGTTCCCGTGCTAGACAAATCATCTGTGAATTCATTGAAATTGTACTGTCGTATCTAATATTAAACTTCTCCGCCAAATCTTGTTGTCTTTCAAGAGCTAATTTAACGTAGCTTATTTGATACCGGGGGTTTACTTCCTGTAATATACTTTGTATATAATAAAACATTTCTTTAATATACTCTTTTGTTTCTGAATATGTTGGGATATATCCTTTGTGTATTACTTTATTCCTAAATGCAACACAGTTTTGTTTCATTATAGTGGGAGCCTTTTTGAATTCATTTAAATACATCACATGAAATGCTCCCAACTGTCGTTCAGATGAATTCTTTAATTGTTTCCACGCTGTTTCTACTTCCGAAGAATCAGTACCATTATGTTCTAAAAATACTTTAATGCAAAACTCATGAAAACGTTCAACACTAGCAGCAATACTGGCAACTGCTTGAATAGTGTAACCATTTAATAGAGCAAGGCTACCAATATCAAACAAGACTTCAAACTTCTCATCTTGAATTATGATTGTCGATTGATGATTCCTGCTACATATTAACTTATACACACCCTCGTCATTAAAATCAGTACTAATAAATTCAAAGTTTTTAAATCTTGCTTCTCTCATACAAACATTACAAAAAGTGGTCATTTTCATATAAGTTCTCCTTTCTTCTACATTAATATTAACAGAAAAAGAAGAATACTTTATTTTAAATAGAAATACATTGATAAGATATTAATAGTATCGCTCATCATAAATTAACTCACATTCGTGACTTGCACTAACTTCAATACTTCCTAGACTCAACATCTCGTAATTACTTTTCATTCGTACCGCATGTCGTAAATCTTCACCATTAAGCCATACCTCACGATTTTCATATTTGATCGTTAGCCTATCACCTTCGATAAAGTTATATCCTAATAACAGATACAACCCTTTATTTGTCTGTAATTCAAATTTATCCGTAGCACCAGTAAACACTACTTCTACAGTCCAAGGTGTTTCGTCTTGTCCAGTAATTGTGTGACTTGTTGGTGTGGCGGTTACTGGGATTGTTTTTTGTTCGCCTGTAGTATAAAAACATAAAAATTGTATTGTGCCTTGTCTTGTATAAGCAAAGCGACTCAAATCATCAATGCTATTTTGTACCACACACCAATAGGTGCGTCTTGGTTCATCATCAAGTTGTAATGGTGCAATTTCTTTTGTTACTAGCCATTCAGCTAGTTCATCTTTTATTTTTAGAGCATCGACATCATCTTTAACAAGGTATCCTATAGGCTGACTTATATAAAGTAATTCTTTTTTAGAATCTTTTAATCTATGCCCTTTTGGAGTAGATACTATATTTCGAGATATTGGATGGAATGGAGCTTTTGTACGACCTTCTAATAATATAAAATTAGGATTACGTTTATTGTTAAATGTCATAGCTTTCATTATGAAGGTCGCCTCCTTGCTCTGTTTGTATCTCTTCTTTGTATATCAGTAACTACTCTTGCAACACCTTGTCCAACTGCTTTACTATCCATTTCACTTGTTACATGGACTTCAATAACTACAGGTTGACTTGACGATGGATTGTTTACTTCATCAATAATTCGGTTTGCTTCTCCTGGTGGTCTTGCACCAGTAGCATAACCAGGTATTTGAGTGTTATTTAAAGCATTTAATATTTTCTTAGACTCATCATGTGGAAATACTTGATACCCTTGCGGACGATCATAGAGTCCAAAGTTTAACATTTCCCATTGATTACCTTTACGTCCTAGTTCCCAACCTTCTTCACCTGCAATAAATGCACCACCGGGGTGGTTATTTGTTCCGGTTGCATAACCTCTAAGTGCAGCACCTGTTAAACCGCCCGTTGTTGCTACTTGGGCGTTTAAATTAATTCTCTTGCTAATTGGTTGTGACCAATCACGATTGAAAGCAGATAAACTAGGATTAGCATTAACATTCACTTCTTTGTCATAAATTGTTTCTCCGGCAAGAGTGTTTATATCTTCCAGTTGCCCTTTGGCATCCAACAATCGTTCTTTTTGATCTGATAACTTTCTGTTTTGCTTTTCATATTCTTCTGTCGTGATTTCACCAGATTTATGTTTTCTATCTAGTTCACTTTTAGCATCTTTAATTTTTTCTATTTCTTCATAAACTTTTTGAAGGCCTTTTCCTTTTTCTGCTGTAATATCAGCTTGGGCAAGAATCAATTGTTCATAATCACCTTGAAGTTTATCTATTTCTTTAAGTTCTTCTTCTGTAACAGCTAAATCTTCTCTTTTCTTACTCAATTTCTCTGTTAACTTATCATAAATTTTGCCCTGTTCACGCTTCTCATGTTCTAGTGACTCAACAATAGTATCTTGTTCTATTTTTTCTAATTCTAAGATAGCTAATTTTGATTCTGCATTATGAAGCGCGTCACCATCCAATCCTTCCATTTCAGCTTTTAAATCTTTTATTTGTTGATTTATTTCGTTTTGTTTTATTTCTTCTTCAGCAATTTGATTAGATAATTCGAATCTAGCTTGATACGCATCGTTTCTATCTTGCTCCATTTCGTTTATTTCAGTTTGTAAATCTTTTTGTTCTATAATCAATGCCGTTTCGTTTTCTAAAGCTTTTTCAAGTTCACGGTTAGCGTTCATTATGAGTTCTTTGCGTTTTTCAACATTCAGCTCTTTTAATGCTTCTAAATTATCAACATAAGCATTTCCTTGGTCGGATATAGCTGTAGTTACACTAGGTGATTTTTCTACAACTTCATCATTTAATTGCAGAAAGGTATCCATCTCTTTGTTTGTCAAGCCAGATTTTTCTAGTAATTCAGCCTGTTCATCTTTTAATTTCGCAATAGCTTCTTCGCTCTTAGCGTTAGCTATTTCATCCATGATGTCCATATAACGTAACATTTCATCTGTCGTTAATTTATTTTTGTCGTGTAATCCGCTAAATTGAGATTCTAAATCGTTTAAAGCCTCTATTTCAGCATCTACACTTTCTATAAGATCATAATTAACATCATGTAATTTTTGCCCGCTATCTCTGGTCGCCAAGAAAACAGCTCCTAATGCTGCTACCCCTGCTATGGCTAACCCAGTAGGTCCTCCAAGTCCTAGTAATCCAATTCGCCCAGCCATCCCAGCACCCTTAGCAGTACCTATCATCTTGGATAAACTTCCACCAACTCGCAACAATCCTCCAACAGCAGTAGTTAAGTTACCTAAGACAATTGCAGCTGGACCAACAGCCGCTGCTAATCCTGCCATAGTTACAATGTTCTTTTTGGTATCATCCTCTAATTCACTGAACCATTCAACTAGATCTTGTGCCTTTTCAACACCAGCAGTAAACATAGGGAGTAAATGCTCTGCAAATTGAATAGACAGTTCTTCAAAGGCTGATTTAAGACGAGTTACATTACCCTGTGCGTTATCCTGCATGGTAGTTGCCATATCGTTTAATGCGCCATCTGCATCAGATACACTACCTTTTAATTCTCCGTATTCTTCATCCAAACCAGCAAGCATTCCTTGAAATGATTTAAGATGCTCTTTGCCAGCTAACATGGAAATATACTGTGCTTTTTGTTCTTCCGTCATATCCTTTGTACGATCTTTTACTAATCTTAGAGTATCTTCTAAACCAATGAAATTCCCATCGGAATCGAATGCGCTAATCCCTAGTTCTTCCATAGCTGCGCCTGCTTGACCTGCACCGGATGTAAGGTTTACCATTACTGCGTTAAGCGCTCGACCTGCTTCACTACCTTTTAAACCACGATTGGCAAGTAACCCTAGTATTGCTGTAGATTCTTCAAGAGGTACATTAAACGCTGCTAAGTTACCACCTGCAACCACATACGCCTCCATTAATGCATCAATGTTGGTATTAGATCGTCTAGATGCTTCTGCAACATTATCAAGATATGCGGGTAAGTCCTTTACTTCAATCTGCATCGCTGACATGGAATCTGTTACTAAATCAGATGCACGACCTAAATCCATTGCCCCTGCTTCGGATAAACGAAGAATAGGTTCTAATCCGCCTAGCATTTCCTCAGTTTCCCAACCAGCTAATGCCATGTAATACAATCCATCCGCTGCTTCACTAGCTGATTTACTTGTCTGTGAACCCATTTCTCTTGCTGCACCTTCAAGTTTTGCTAAATCATCTCCTGTAGCACCAGAAACAGCTTGTACATTAGACATAGATTGTTCGAAGTCCATACCTGTTTTAAGCATTAATGCTCCAGCACCCACAATAGGGGCAGTTACTTTCATAGTCCAGTTCTTACCAAAGTCACTCATCCCTCGACCGAAATCTTGCATTTTTTGACCGGTGTTATCCATTTGTTCAGATAAACGATTCCAAGGATTTTCTTGACGTTCAATTTCTGCATTAAGATTTTTTAACTGTTCTTCAGTACGATTCATTTCAGCTACAGCCTTGTTATAGGCTTCAGTTGCTTTTTGAGTTTCTTTTGAATTTTCGCCTGTAGCTCTTTTGCTTTCCTCATATCTACGTTGCAACTCTTGGACTTTGCCTCTTTGTAAATCTAATGTACGAGTCAAAACGTCAGACTTATCTCGCATTTCAGTTAATCCACGTGCAAATCCTGTTCCAGAAGAGGTAACGGCTTTTTGTTCTTGTTTCAATGATTTTAACTGACGGTTAACTCCGGCCATACCCTGTTGAAACTGTGCAGAGTCTAAGCTAATCGTTGTACGTAATGATCCTACATTTACCATTCGTTACCTCCTCCTAGACCAGATTAAGTTCATCAATGTACACCTGTTCTTCTTTTTCGCTGAACAAACTAAAATAAAAATGGATGTCCATCTCATCTATTTCATTGAGAGTCCACCCATTCTTAAATAGCTTTTTATATAGTTGTTTCATAGATTTTAAATCTTCTTTAGCCTTTTTCTTTCGGGAAGCCTTTAACTCTTTTATCTGTTCTGGAGTTAAGACTTCCCCTCCTCGTTTCCCTCTTCTTTTACTTCTTTCGGGTCCTTACCTGTACGAACGTAAAAGAATACGTCTCCGATAACACTTACCAGTTCATGTGAAGGAACACCATCATAGAATTCATCTATTGTAAATTGGTTACCAAATACATCACAAACAAACCCTACTAGTTCGTCTGTGTCCTCTAAAGTCATTTCGGTATAGTCTATGGTTTGTTCGTATTCTAGTAATTTACGGTGATGTCTAGCAGAAACAAAAGGAATTTTATAAATTGATTCTTTTCTTTTATTTTCTCCATCCACTTTTTGTGGTTTATACAGTGTAATTTTCATAGCTACCTCCTACACTTCTGGAACTGTTTCTTCATAAACAGATTCAAACCAGTTGTCAATTATTTCTGTGCTTACGCCTTCTCCATCTTCATCCACTTGCGCTCCAATCTTATCGTCAGATGCACGACGTAAAAAGCGACCATTAATTGTAGGTGTTTGGAAAGCAGGCGTTTCTTCTTTTGTAGCATAGTTGTTTTCTGGTGGTGTAAATTTGCCTTTGTACAATACTGTATAGCGATAGGCCCCGTTTGCTTTTTCTGCACGGAACATTATAGCGAGATATGGAGGTCGGTCGTTTTCGCTATCGATTAAAACCCCGTCATCATTCACTGTTTTTCCTAAGACGTCTGCTTGTACAGAGGGTTGCAAGTCATCAGTATTAACTACAACCGTTGTCACCCCTCTGGATTCAGCAGTTTCAGCCACCCCATCATCCGCTCGTAATTCCGCGCTGTTGTAAGCAGGCTGCACATTAGCAGTGATAGCGCGTCCCATACGTTTAGGTGTTTCGTAAACCGTTCCTTGTTCGTCGTCGCTTGTTACTTTTGCATAATAAATATCTCTTAATCCTACAGTTGCCATTTAATCTTCCTCCTTTATAATGTAAAACCGTAATACGTAATGAAATAAATTTGTATCCTCTTCAAATAATTCATGTTCGAAATTCTTTTTAAATCCTGCTTGTTTCATACGTTGTTTTATTTGTTTCGCATTACTGTTAGGGTCCCATGGTGTAAATAAATCAACTTGTACATAAACTGTGCTGTAAATTTCTTCATCGTCGCTTTGAAAATCCACTTGTGGCAAATAAAAAAAGCGAATATATTCTTTTTCGCTTCCTGTGTAATTTTGATATTCAACTGGTATTCCTATTGGTCCTAATGTGTCCATTATTAATTGGTTCATAGGAATGACCTCAATGAATCTCTTATACTATTTGCCATAGCTTGTTCGATTCTAATTCGATTCTGGTTAAATGCAGGCCCCATAAAAGGTTGTGCAGACATTTTCGAAGTACCAACCTCTAACATATAACCGTAATAAGCCTTACCTTGGTTATCTACATAAACTTCTATCTGATCATTCTCCACATCTGATAATTCAATATGCCCTTTCAAATTACCAGTACGGACACGAACGATATCTTTAGCAGACTTTTGCATTACCTTTCCGCCTGCTTCAAGTGCATCTTTTTTAGATTTTTCGGTGTCTCTTTCCATACCATCCAGTTCACGCATGAGTTCGTCTAATCCTTGAAATTGCATATCCATTTAAGACACCGCCTTTAATACAACAAGCATTTCCTTCTTCAATCCGTCCACATCTTCAATAGACTCAATGGAGTGTTTCTTTCCTCTCCACAGTACAGACAATTCTTCCGGTCTTTCGTCGTCGGTGAGTTTAGATTGATAACGGATAGTAAACTCTCTATTATGCTCCATTTGCACTTGTGCAGCTGCATATCTTGTAGAACCTTTTAATAATCGCAATGATGCCCATGCTTTGGTATACGTATCGTGACCAGGTACAGGATATCCACCCTCTTTAGGTTTTGGAGTTATGAAGGTTAAACGTTGTTTTAAATCTCCTGGATTCATTCTGCATCAACCCCCACATAGCAATATCTTAGTTGTTGAATAATCGCTTCGAACGAATGCGGAATACTATAGGAATTGTTACCGATTCTTGATAACTCTCTATTGTCATACCAGTGACCAACTAAAACAGTGATTGCCATTTTAAAAAGTTCGTTGTCATCGTCCAACTTTCCAACACCATTTCGGATATACATTTTCGCACGAACAACCAACATTTCTAAATAAGAGTCGTCCTCATCATGTTCTATACGCAAGTATTCTTTAATTTCTTTCACTTGCATAACATCACCTCAAAATAAAAAGAGAACGCATTTAAGCGTCCTCTTTCTTTGTGGTTTTCTTAGTAGATTGCTTTTTAGGCTTTTCAACATATCCTTTATCAGAAATCTCTTTAATTCTTTCTTCAGTACCTTCATAAACAGAGTTATCTTTACCTTTTGGATCAAAAACTTTTTTCGTTTCTTTATCTCTAAATTTCTTTAGCACTTTTACTTTCATTGAGATTACCTCCTATTATTTTAAATTTTTAAACTTCTGGAGTTTCTTCTACTGGTTGGGCAGTGATGTCAATTTGACCATATACAACTGCTTCTTCATCCCATTTAGTAACATCTTCACGCTCAATAACCCGGAATTCAGTTGTATTACTTCTCCAAGCGTTTCCGCCTTCTTTGGTCATATCTAAAAGCATTTGCTGACGATTCCAGTACACGATTGCCTCTTTTAAATCTCCAATTATAAACGGCGCCATACCTGCTTGGGTGGCAATTGTTTTATTAGATAGTTTAACGATTGGATGCGTTCCGAATAATAATTTACGTGTTGCTTGAGTTGGATCTGGCTGCAACAATGGACGGCCATTTTTATCTTCTAATTGATCTAGATAGTTAAATCCGTCTTGGTTTGTAATTATTAATGCGCCCTCAGCAAACGCAGGATCGAGTGTAACGTTAAGAGTAGTTTTAATTCCTCGGTAATCTTTCAAGTCAACTTTTTCAAGTGTATTTAGTTGCTCTAGAATTAGATGGTTTCCCGTTGCTCTTGATTTTTTTGCAATCCATTTGGCTAGATAAGCTTTAAGTGCTTGATCCGTGTCGGCAAGAACAGTATTTGCCACAGGTAAGAATCCCGCATAATCGTCGATTACATAAGATAATCGGTCAAATTTTGGAGAAGCAATTTCCTGCATAGCATTTGGATCACCGTATTCGGACAATGGCGCTAACGGTGTATGATCTGCACGTCTTTCAAGAGTACGAGAGCCTTTGTTTGTTGTGACCGGCTCAACAGTCACATATTGACGAAGGTCATCGGTAGTCTGTGCCAGCTCATTAATTTGAGTGGAAATGTCTTCTGGAATAATGTATCCACCATCTTCGCCACTTTCTTTAGACAGACGTGCATAATATCCTTCCATCACCTCTGCTTCTTCATCAGTTAGTTTTTGACCTTTTAACGCTTTAAAGAAGAGCGCTTTATATTCTGGTTTTTCCTCGTTTTTTGGCTGAGGTATAATAGACCCTGCAGCTGCCTGTGGCTCTGGAATGCTAAATCCATCAAAATCATTTTTTAACGCTAAGAAGTTATCAAGCTTTTCCTTTGCTGCCTTCGCTTCCTTTAGTTTATCTTTTGCTTCATCTTGCTTGCCTTCATCCATAAGAGCTTTTGCTTCATCTTTTAAATCAGATGCATTTTGACGTAAATCCTGTTCGTGCTTGGTCATTCCATTCATTTGAACAGAAAGTACCTTAGAGTTAGTCATTAATCGGTTTAGTGCGTTTTCGAAAATTGTTTTCAATTGTTTTTCCTCCTTGTTTTTTAAACATAAAAAATAGACCTTACAATGCTAGTAGGTCCAGTTCGTTTTGAAATTGAATTAATTCTACATCATAAGTCGATTGCGTGTCTTTATTAGGTTCATTAACTTTTGCAACTAATTTCTGTGGTGTCTTTTCATATTTAGCTAACAAATCTCCATCAACCGCTGCAATGTTTTTTGAGTCTACTACTTCCACATTAAAATATTGTGCTGCTTCTTCTCCAGTAAGCCATGTTTCCTTTTCCATCAAATCTTTAATGGTGTCAATATCCACTCCATCAATTAAATTTTCTTCATAAATGTTTACTAATCCAGATTCAATAACATCTAAGTCGTCTGCCATCTTTCTGAAATCAGAAGCATTACCTATAGCAATTGTTAATGGTTTATGAATCATTAGGTAAGCATTAGAAGGAATATAAAGATTATTCGCCACCATTGCGATAATAGATGCCATCGATGCTGCAACACCATCAATATAAACGTTTTTCTTCGCCTTGTTACGTTTAAGCATGTTGTAAATAGCTTGTCCAGCAAATACTGATCCACCAGGACTGTTAATATAAATATTAACCTCATCCAAGCCATCTATAGTGTTTAATGCTTCTAGTACATCATCTGGCATAACATCTGATTCATCCCACTTCCAATCCGTGTTATCTACAATTTCACCGTAGATATAAAGATCGGCAGATTTAGAGGTGAGGTTCTTCACCGTCATCAATTGCTTATTCTTAGTTTGAATTGGTGTGGCACTCATTAATACTGGCGCTTGTATGCTATTCTTCTTGATTTTCCCCACCCCCTTTCGAGCCGGATTTTGCAAGTTGATATTCGTCTGCGATATCAATTGAAATGTGGTTTAAATCTACCCGGTGTTTGTCTCCGCCTTCTATACCATCTCTGTCTTCTAATTCACGAACTTCATTAATACTATATCCGCCGATTTCAGTCATGATTTTATAGAATTCAGCTTGTGTTTTCTTATCAGCCCTTAATAAAGCTTCTAAGTTAAACTTAATATAATATTTTTGGGCTTCTCTTTCAGAGAACAGTCCATAAGTGAATTCCTCTTGATATTGCGTATAAATAGGACTAAGTGTGTTTCGAATAAAATCAATTGCTTGCTGTTCAATATTAGAATGGGTTGATCTATCTAATTCATTAACCATATGCATTGGAATATTATAGAAAGTCGCAATTTCGGTCTTATCATATTTCATACTTTCTATAAACTGTGCGTCTTTCAACGGCATCTGAATACTTTGATAATCCAAACCTGCATCTAAGATGGCGATACGCTGTGCATTGTTTATTCCAGTGTTCGCTTCTTCCCATTGTTCCCTTACAACTTGTTTTGCTTCTGGATTTAACATGCCTTCTACTTTTAACACGCCAGTTGTTGCTGCCCCGTTACGATAAAAACTACCTTTAAACTTTTGAGCAGCTTGTGCGCTTCCGATAGATTCACGTATAAGTTGGATTGGGGACTTTCCCTTCACTCCGTCAGTAGATAATGAGGTAAGGTGTATTATATCTCCGTGCCATATCTTTACGTTTTTTCCATCGGGTAATACGGTATGAAACCACAACTCATTCGTGGCTATATCAACAACTGGTTCTGTGTTAGATGGATTTAATAACCATAATCCTTTCGGCCGGCCATCCGCTCCCCATTCTATATTGATATAAGCATTCCCCCACAAGTTACGATGGGTTTCAATTAAGTGTTTAAATTTAAAAGGACCTTGGTATTGGTTAGGTCTAGTTTCTAATAGCTTAGATACAATGTGTTTCTTTTCTCGTTCCCTGCCCGTTTTAGTGCGTTTGAATGTTTGCATAGGTAAAGTCGCTATACCATTAGCAAGGATGTTCACACACGCATAAACTGCAGGAACACCAAGAGCAGAGTTGACCGTTACTTTCTCCCCACTTTGAGTAGAGTGTCCAAACGCTCGTAAAAACCATGGTTCTGGGTTTTTGAGATCAGATGTTTCTGTTTGAGCTTTGGGGGCTAAAGCTTGTTTAAATATCAATGTTTACCACCTCCTTTACCTCCTCGCTAGCACAATGCCGATAATAAATAAAAAGGCTGCAAGCACATAATTACCAGCCAATATATTTGGACTAATAACAGTAATTAAATATGTGTTTACAACCACAATTACTAAAGCAGATAATATTAAAAAATCCTCCAACCATTTGGTAAAGAAGGAAATAAAAAATGCTGTTATGAAATTTTTAATTGCTTTTGCCATCAATGTTCACTCCTGAAGGTAGTAATAATTCTAGGGCTTCCTTTTCTGTAAAAGGTTCAACTAAAGAATCGATTCTTTTTGCCAGCTTTTTCTTTATGCGCTTGTTTTTTGTTCTTTTAAAGATTTTGTATAATCTTTTATAATCTTCATCATCCATTCTAATAAAATAGGATGGTATTTTATCGTCTGCTAAATATCCCATGTTTACATCCTCCAATTATTTAAGAAATGCGCACTTAAATCTTGAGTTTGTTCGCCTGCCATTGCACGACTAAAGGCGTTTATAACAGCAGCAGCAGGGTCAATCCTTTCAGTTGATTTCTCTTTATCCAACATAATATTTTCCTGTGCATCTTGTTTCGTAACAGCATTACTTAAAGCCCAATGCAATAAAGGATCATCAAAATGATTAACCTCTTTTCGATATGCACCACTTCGCAATTCCTTTGTAGCAGAAGACAAATGCCTTAAAAATTGTGGTATCTCAACCATCGTAAAACCGTGATTCTCTAAAATTTGCACTAAGTGAGTAGCATTCCATTTATCGTAATCAATTTCAATTATGTTGTAACCTTGATCTCTCATATCTAAAATGTGTTGTTCGACATAACTATAATCGACTACGCTACCAGGTGTTGTTGTTATATATCCTTGGGCTTTCCACAAGTCAAAGCGTACATTATCGGTTTTCATTCGCTCATTCAACTTATCTTCAGGCATAAACGAATGTTGTTGAATAATAAATTTTCTTTCAGGTAGCTGAAAAACCTTTCCTATACTTGTTATGTCTGTTGTACTGGATAAATCTAACCCAAGAAAAACAGGATAAGGCAACACATCTTTTGGTTTTATAATTGCAGTTTTCCACTTGGACATCTTCATGTATCCGTTAGGCCTTGAATCAATCCATACATTCATATTTTTAGTTAGGAAGTTCCTCATTTTTTCTGGTTGATCTAGAGCAACTTTTAACTCTGACCTTATAGCAGTTAACCCTTCATCGTAAGTCGCTACAATAGGATTAGCTTTTATCCAATTAGATTCATCTTTAATATCATCAAGAAGGTTCCCTTCCTCATCCTTATCAAGTTCGCAAATGATAGCAAAATATTCATCATTTTCCTGTGGCTGATCGGGATCTAGTATTTTACTAACATATTCGTATTCTTTAAAACAAGGTTTGTTTAAATCGAATCCTGCTGTTGTTATTATAAACATTAAAGGTTCACGTCTTGCGACCATCCCAGATGCTAACACGTCATATATTTCACTAGTCTCGTGTGCGTGGTATTCATCAACTATACCAACAGAAGGGTTTTTCCCATCTCCAGTTTTTCGAGCTTCTTTAGACAACGGTATGATAACGGAACTATTTTTAAATATCGTAATTTTCCCATATGCTTGATTCCATTTTTCTTCTAGTAGCTCACTAGAACGAATACCTGTTAAAACTGCATCATAGACTTCTGATGATTGGTCACGAGTCCAACCAGCAATAAAAGCACGATGTTTTTCATCACCAAAGAAAGTTACATATGCTGACACAATCGCTAAGAATTGTGACTTTGCATTTTTTCTACCAATTTGAATGTATACTTTTCTAATCTTTCTAGCGCCATTGCTTTTCTTTTTAAAACAGAAAATATTAGCTGCAAGGAATAACTGAAAATCAACCAATTCAATAGGTTCCCCTGCTAGTACACCCTCAACGTGCTTGAATTCTCTTGCAAACCAATAAAAGTCTTCCAATTCATTTTCATCAAAGTAAAAGAAACATGATTCTTCTTGAGCTGAATTGAAATCTTCAATGAATCGTTTAACTGCCCACTTATGTTTTTGTCCAGCTTTGATCTCACCACTTATAATTTGTTCACAATAATTAAAAACTCTTTCTAATAAGCTCATAGTCTCCCACTAAAGCGCTTTTCCGCTTCTGTCATCGGTTTATCATCTTCCGCTTTAGGTATAACCAATTTCAAACGAGATGTAATCGTAAGGCCAAGATCACTTGCAGCAGTTCTGCATTCGTTAAAGAGTTTATTTTTAGATCTCATTAAAACGGGATAGTCTTCATTTGCAATTACTTTTGACTTACCGTTCATTGTGACTGTTTCAGTCGGTTTAATCTTTTTCATTGCTTTAATCAAATCTAGATACTGTGTTTTTGAGTCAATGTATCGTGCTAAATTATCAACATCTAGATTACTAAAAATACCTAACCGAATTAGCTCATGAGAAAGATGTTCAAATTCTTCTTTCTGCTTTTTGGTTAGGTATGACGGAACTTCGATATTATCTGTGAAGCCTTTAATCTGCTTTTCTTGATCTTGTCTTTTTTTGATTTCATCTTTTGTTAAATGGTTTGACCTCCCCTTACCCTGGATAACAGATAAAGGTTGTTTGTTTCTTCCAGCCATAAATTACACCTCCTTGAAAAAATTTTAAAAACGGATATTTCTGTGCGTTTGAGGGCTGCACGCTCTGGACGAGACGCGCTTTTAAATTATTTACCCCGGGGGATACTTTTGTGTTCGGCATTGTGACAAGCATGACACAGTGACTCAAGGTTATCGAGTACATAACGTAAGCTCCAATCAGTCTTAACTTCAATGATATGGTGAACTACTTGTGCTTGCCGTACTCTACCCTGCTTCATGCATCGTTGGCACAGTCCTTTGTCTCTGGCTAATGCTACAGCTCTTACCTTCTGCCATTTGGTAGATTTGTAAAAGGAATTAATCTTTGGATCTCTTTTGTATGTGTTATATTCTCTTGTAGTTTTCTGTACGTTTTTCTCATGCGTTTTACAGTAGGAATTTCTGGTGAGATTATTACAGCCTATTTCTCCACAAGGTCTTAATGATTTATGGGCCATTGTTATTCACCGTTTTCTACCTGTGCTTTTAATGTGTTATGCATTAGCAATATCTTCTTACGTAATCTTACTAACTTATTCTTCTGCTTTACTTTTCCTGGGTATATTTTCTGGAGCCGTTTTATTTCAGCCTGTACTTTCTTCAGTTCATCATCTAGATAGTGAGTTGTGTATTGTGCTTTACAGTTAGGGCATTCAATATAATATCGTTCAATGTTGTTAGGTAATTGTTCTTTAAGGTTTGTATTTAAATGAGTTAGTTCGTATTCATGACGGCATTCATCACAGGTTATTTTGTTCATTGTTTGCCTCCCTCTTAATGTATCCACACACATGACACATATAAGATTTATGCGCCGGCATTCCGTCTGCATGACATTCTGTTACTTCGCATAACTCCCCACATTCTGGGCAAGTATCTGCATCTATACGATCTAACTCATCAGCTAATGCAGCAGTATGTTTAGATATAGCTTTTAATTTAGTAGATGCATTTTTATCTAATACTATATCCATAGATAACTTAGACATATAAGCACTCCTTATATTTTAGTTAGACCAGCACCACGCTGCTCTATTGATTAACCCCTTACCCTTCGACATACAAATGCCAATGGTTGCTCCCTAAATGTTAATCATCCCTTTGAATATAAAAAAGACACCTCTTATTGAGATGTCTTAACTACTTATTTAACATTTTCTATTTGTTGGGTTAATTTATTTACTCTTTCATCCATAACTTTTATATAATCCTCAAACATTTCTTCAATATAGTTCAATCCCTTTACAGCTGACTGGAAGTATTTATTTTTAACTATGAAGTTCACCGTTGATGCTTTGGGTTCTTCATCACTATCAATTGGCACAAATAAAATATCTTCTTTAGTAACATCATATACAATCATTGCATCTAAGTAATCAAATTCAATATGCCCTAACACTGGCCCGTCTTTATAATAAAAATTATCATAATCCGGATGTTTAAATGGGTAGGCTTTCTTCTGCGAAACAATCCACTTGTAAACATCTTTATTTCTTTCTATAATTCTGTACAAAGTTAATTCTTGTTCATTTAATAATTCTTCGTACTCTTCTCTTTTCTCCTGATGAATTTCAATCATCTTACTTAATTTATCAATTACTTCTGCGCTCTCATTCATGAAACCCCTCCTCTTTTATATACAATTAATTCGACATAAAAGGAGGAAATTCCTGCATAATTTTACCTATATTTAAATTCATTACGTAGCCCCCACCAACAAACGTTATCCCTATCCACCCAACAAAAAAGCACCTACTGAGGTGCTTTTGCAAAATTACTTATCCCATTCATCTAATTCAAAGGTTTTACACTCTACAGGAGATCGTTCGCTGTCAAATTTCTCTATTAAATCATTAAACTGACTATTAGCTTTAAAATATGTTAATGCCTTGATTATTTGGCCTCTACTCAATCCTGCTCTTTCAAAATCATCTTCTAGATTATAATATCCTTGGACTTCTTCCATTTTGTTAGGGTCTTTCCAATAATCATCCAATACATAAGCAACTTTTCCTAGTTCTTCATTAGATAAAAATCCACTGGATTCAATTTCCTTATCTATAGCTGATTCAATACCGTTTAATAATCCGTAAATTCTTCCTTCTGAAACTGGACAATACCCATTTCTGTTCTGTATTCGGTAAATTTCCCCTAGTAATTTCCCAAAAATTATTTTTTGTTCCATATATCTTCCTCCCTATAATATGAGTCCCTTCTTTATTCGACAAAAAAGGTAAATATTCCTCTTTATTTAGCAGGAATTTTAAATTATAGGTCGAATAACCCATAAAAGGGGGTGATAAAATGAAGGAAGATCAAGCTAACGAAATCATTGCATTGTTAAAATTAATTTATCAGGAATTAGAAACCATAAGCAGCAATACTTCTGGTACTGAACACAACGTATCTATGTTAGATCATAAGTTTGATGAGTTAAAAGATGCGATTCAATCCAACGATTAATTATTCAAATGTATTAAAAAGGCATTCACATTTTAGATGAATGCCTTTTAAACTTAGATATAATTTTTGCACACTATCATTGTACCACGGATTATAGCCCTAAAAAGGGACATCTTTTGGACATTTCTTTTATTCACTTAAATTTTACCGCATCCACGCCAAACATCAGGACGGACAAGGCTTCTACTGCTTTATCTCTATCGCGCTTTATCGTCTTTTCGGATAAAAAAAGGACATTTGCAACTTCTCTAATGCTCTTTTTAGGCTCGGTGATGTAAAGCTCTCTCAACACTTTAAACCTTCTTATGGCTTCAGGTCCTTCTTCTTCACAGGTAGTTTCATAAACTCTTATCATTTTTTGGGTAAATCTTACGATGGACAAAGTTCGGAGTTTACTTCTTTTAATTGCTTCTATCGCAAATTCTTCAGAATCAAGTAAGGTAACTTCAAGTTCTGTGTCCAAATCTTGAATTTCTTCTATGATGTCATCACAGTGTTTTACAAAAGACCGATAATTTTTAAGAAGTAATTTTATATTTCTTAATCTCCTATCCTTTTTCTCTTGTTGTTGCTGCTCTGTATAATCTCTGTAAGCTTTAATCGCATTCTGTGAAGCTACATCCGTAATTAGTTTCAATTGCTTTTCTGTTAAATGCATTATTAAGCCCCCTCTTCTTTTACTTTTTCGATTCGTGCTTTCAATGCAGATAATAAACTTTCTTGCTTAGCTGCTTTACCAATCAAAGCTTCTTCTACGTTTTGGTCCATTCCTCCCATGACAGTAAGACGATGAATAAATACTTTTTCCTTTTGTCCTTGTCTTGCTAGTCTCGCATTCGCTTGTTGGTAGAGTTCTAGATTCCAATTAAGACCAAACCAGATAATATGATTTCCGCCTTGTTGTAAGTTTAATCCGTAACCTGCTGAAGCAGGATGTGCAAGTAATACATCAATCTCCTTGTTGTTCCAGTCAAGTTCATCTTCTGCAGTTTTTAATTCTCGAACTCTTAACTTTTGCTTTTTCAATGCCTCAATGATCCTAGCTTTATCATGCTGGAAATTATAAAAGACTAAAGCTGGTGATCCATTTAATGCTTCGATTAATTCCAAGAAGGATTCCATTTTATTGTTATGGATATCGATGATGTTTCGGCTTTCGTCATAAACAGCTCCATTACACAGCTGGAGAAGTTTATTTCCGAGTACTGCTGCAGATGTAGCCGTAATTTCTGCCTCATCAACTTCTAGAAGCATTTCCTTCTCCAATTTCTCGTATGCTTTTTTCGCTTTATCATCCAAGATGACAGGAACTGAGTTATACGTTACCGCAGGTAATTCGATATAGTCTGATGCTTTCATACTGACAACAAGGTCCCCTATCAAACTATGAATTTTATTATCCGCTCCATCTTTTGGTGCATAAGAGAAAATTCTATCTCGGTTACGTTGATCCGGTTCAAAATATCTTTCTCGGAAACCGCCAATCGTTTTCCCTAATCGTTGGCCCCCGTCTAACAGATATATCTGTGACCAAATGTCAATCAGTCCATTAGGAGAAGGTGTACCGGTTAATTGCACTTGGCGTTTTATATGTGGTCGGATCCCTTTTAAAGCTTTAAATCGTTTAGACTGGTGGTTTTTAAAACTTGATGACTCATCAATAACCACCATGTCAAACGGCCAACTGTTACGGTAATAATCAACTAACCAAACAACATTATCTCGATTGATGATGTATACATCTGCAGGTGTGTTTAAAGCTCTAATTCGTTTTGCTTGAGATCCTAAAACAACTGAAAAACGTAATAGATTTAAGTGATCCCATTTCTTGGCTTCGTTGGTCCATGTTCCTTGTGCTACCTTTTTCGGGGCAATGATTAAAACTTTATTCACTGCAAACCGGTTATACTTTAAATCGTTTATCGCTGTTAATGTGATTACTGTTTTTCCTAGTCCCATATCCAACCAAAGTGCGATAAAAGGGTCTGATAGAACACGATTGATATTATAAAGCTGATAATTATGGGGTTTAAATTTCATGATCCTTCACCAACTCTATAAAATTATTAACTTTTTCTTTGGTATCAATGACACTTGTTTTGCAACCCAAGTTATCCAAATCTCTTAATTGTTTAACTTGTAGAGGTCTTGGTTTTTTACCTGGTGCTTTTAATTCGATAAAGAAAATACGGTTATTTGGAAATATCACTATTCTATCTGGCACTCCATCGTTTCCAGGTGATTCAAATTTATACGCTTTACCTCCTTCTTTTTTAACTTCTTTACGAAGATACTCTTCAATGTCTTTTTCTCTCATCTTCGAACCTCCAAAACAAAACTGTCTACTTTCTTTCTCATATACGCGTATGATTTATAATTAGGCTATTTAGGTATTTAGGTAATACTCCTATACCCCCTAATTACTTTATTTATATATTTCTATATATTTAAGGTATACAAAGTATACAAATAGTAATATATATAGATATATCAAGGGTTTAGCCTGTATACCTTCCCGTATACCTTCTAGTTTTTCAAAGTATACAAGGTATACATTTCCATTTTTTAGGAAGGTATACAAAACACCTCAAAGTATACAGGCAAAGTATACAAAATTATTCTCTTACATAACCGCCTTTTACTAACCCGTAAGGGCCATATCTAAAGGGTTTTTTCCTTTTTTCCCATCCGTTTAAGTTACTCAATATATCATTAATACGCATGGTTTCCCCTCGTTTTAAACGGTTCATTTTTTCATGGAAACACTCCACCCATATTTCAGCTGCACAAACGCGGTCTCTTTTAACTGTCTGTACTTGGTTATCTCCAAATTCATTACTCCAATACATACGTCTAGCCTGTATATCTTTTTTACTCCAATCCAACGGTACTTCTCGTTCTACAAATTCCTGGATAACACTTTCCCATGGATCTTGTTCAGAATGTCCCTCTTGCTGCCGTTTTGCTTCTTCTGCAAGATCGCCCGTTAGAATTAAGGACTCGCCCAACCGCCAATACCAAACGGCTTCCGCCCAAATTTGATTCACTTCGTCATCTAGTAAAATACGTTCTGGTACATCGGAATCTTTGAATATACCTTTTGTTGGTTGTTGTAACCCAACATCAATAGGAAGAAAACGGCGCCCACCTGTTGGATCCTTTAAATAGTCACTTCGGTTACTTGTACCGAAGAAAACACATCGTCTAGGATGCTTCTCTGTTTTACGTGCATAGGCTGCTCTATACTGGTCCTCTGTACGAGTTAAAAACCCTTTAATCGTGTTTAAATCCGATTTATTATAAGCACTCATTTCACCAATTTCCACGATCCATACACCTTGTAATAGTTCAGCTGCATCTTTGCCCTCAAATGTTTCCAGTGCATCACTGAACCATACCATGCCCAGTTTATGAAGAAACGTCGATTTACCAATTCCCTGTGCTCCTGTAAGTACTGGCATGGTATCGTATTTAACACCTGGCTCCATAGCTCTTGCTACAGCAGCAGTAAATGATTTTTTCGTTACTGCCCGTGTATACGGATTGTCAGCTGCGCCCAGGTAATCAATAAATAACGTATCTAGTCGCTTTACGCCGTCCCATTCCAAGCCGTTTAAATAATCGGTGACAGGATTATACGAATGCGTTGCAGCGCACTGATTTAAAGCATGTGTAAGCTTGTCCTTGGACTGGAACCCTAATATCTTTTCGAGGTATATAATCAGTCCAGAATCGTCTTTTTCACTCCATTTAAACAAACCCTCTTGATGATTACGTGGTGCCCATGGTAAAGGTGCAACACCAACAATCGAATCGGCGAATTCATCTAACATAATTCTGCCTTTTAAATTGTTTTCACCTTCTAAAGCAATCAATATATTCTCAATCGTTTTTAACGGTTGCCCTGTTGAAGCACTAATCTTTAATTGTTGAATCCAGTTCAAATCGTCTTTACTTGCAGGTGTAGAAGGTGAATCTCCAAAATCTTCTACTGCTTGCTCGTATCGTTCTTGGTTAATAATAGAAGCAACGCCTGCATCATTTAATGCAAAGGAACTCATCTGAACAAAAGAAGGTAGCTTATTTACCGGTGTTTCCGGTTTTGCTTCGTCATCTTCATCCCCAAACTTGTGTAAACGTACCAAATCAAATGCATTCACCAAGCGACCGCTGCAGGGATCCGTCGCATGGTGGGAATAGAGAAAGTTACCATCTTCATAAATAACCGCTCCACCAACCGTAGAACCGTCAATATATGTCATGCGGTGATTGTCTCCGTCTACTTCGGTATAAACCCCAGGAAGAAACTTCTCAATAGCTGCATAAATGTCATACTGTCTGCAGAAAGCACCAACTACTCCGCGCTTTTCTGTTGGATCTCCTTGTTTAGCAGCCATTTTCACATGCCTATTATCATCACCTGGAACCTGTGGCCACTCTTGTATGTTTCTCCAATCCCCATACATCCCAAGCAAACCATCAGCATCTAGGAATGGCTTATCTGCATATTGGAATACGAAAATACTATCGGATGAACAACTTGGCCAATACATCAGTCGGGAAGCTTCAAATGTTGTCGGGTCGGCAAAACTGATACCAATAATCGAAGCTAACTTTCGAGCCAACGGTTCATATTCATCAGCAGACACTGTTCTATTAAGAGGTGCGATAACACGTAAACGAGGCTTTTCAGGCATATGCTTACGGGTACTATACGTTGCATAAGCACATCCTAGGCTTTCTAGCCTTTTTAAGATGTCGTTTGTTCCATCTGCAGGAATATTATCCAGATCCAGTGTTATTAAGTCTCTGCTTAATACATTAGCTGCCTTCCTTCGATTATGAAGAAGTTCTCCTCCAACGAACCCACCAACATCTTTTAATTCATCCTGTTTTCGTTTAGGTAATTTCAGGTAGTCTTCTAGAGTTTCTTTGCCACGGCTAGCCATTTGTAACTTTGCTAACATATCCGACCAATATAATTCTTGAGCAGGCCACTGGGTAGCCTTTCGACTAGCCCCAGCGGAAATTGTTATTTGTCTGTCGTACTGTAATGCCATTGTTTCACCTGCTTTCTATTTCAACCGTTACTTTCTATTACTCCTCGAGGGAAAAACGTTAATCCGTCCAATTTATCTGTAATATCATGTAAGACTAATTTTCCACTGGAGGACCCTTTTCTATATGAAACTACCAAGCTGTTATCTTGAATCGTTTCCTTAATCTGATAGTCTTTTAATTTCTTCAAAAATCGGGTATACAATAAATAGTTAATGCATATATTATCTATATAGACAGGCTGCATTTGTGAAACTCGGAAAAAGTGTACAAATGCCTCATGTTTAGCGATGGTTTCCTTCTGACTCTTGCAACGATTAGAAGGCCGAACAGAGCGTTTAAACTTGGAGACTTCTCCTTTCACGATGGAGATAGTCTTTTTCATTTGTTCTTTGGATTCCTCAAGAGAACCTTCAACAATCCGTATCATTGAATTCCCTCCAATTCATCTAGCAAGTGGTTAATTTCTGACTTAGACCACCTAGCTAATGTGGAATGTTCGATTAAAGCACGAATTCGAGTAGCAATATGCTTGCGTTTCACTGCTTCAGCTTCCAAATATTGAAAACCATCTACTTGTTCCTCTTTGGCCATTTGCAACCAATCATAACCATCTAATGGATCTAATTTTTTACCGTACTTACTTATTCCTTTATCCTCTTGACTTCTAGCAGTTTCAGCAAATGAAACAATACTATTTTGAAGATGATCACTCATTTTCTTTCACCTGCTCCGCTATAGCTGTGGCTACCGCAGCTACTTGTATTAATTCTGTATATAAATCACTGGCATCAGTATCCTTGGAAGCCACACTTCCTTTTTGAATAGCCTGGGCAACCTCGCCTACTTCTTCTATCAGAATCGTTAGCCAAACAGCATAAGCATGTACTTGTTTTCCCCATTTGTAGGTTTGGCGATTACGCTCAGAATGAATATCATTTAGCACATCCGTACGGATTTGTAACTCTTGTGAAAATTGCTTGATACTCTTTGAATCAATCATTTTCCTGAACCTCCCCTAAATCAACAACAACAGTAGAATTGTCTAGATTACCTCTTTTCTCTAAACGCTTTTTGTAAATTGGTGTACTATAAAACCTAATCGTATCAGGATGTACCCCTAATTCTTTCGCACATTCATTTGTAGTCCCCATAAAAACAAACTGATCTCCCTTATAAATAGCCCATTCTTTTTGAGGCCTTCCACCCATTAAAACCCCTCCTAATCCTTTTTGTAATATTCCGAAATAAAACCGTCTGCCTCTAGTGGTAATCCTGGTGCCCAGCTAATCGGTGCACCCATGATTTCATATACTCTTTCTAAATCTGCCTGTTCCTTTGGAACTTCTAGGACAACTTCATCATGTACATGCATTACCGTTTGATATCCTGCTTGATCTATCCTTACAAGTGTTTCAGCAAGACAATCACGAGCAATAGCCTGTACCACGTTCTCGACTAATTTACCGCCATACGTATTTAGTTTTGTCCATTTCTTCGTTGTCTGGTCCATACCCCAGTAATGTACTGCATCTTTACCAAAGTCATTTTCTTGCAGAAATGGTTTTGCATAATATAATTTACGACCACTTGGTAATGTGATAGTTAAAAAATCAAGACCATTCTCTATATCACTTTCACGTTGTAACAATAATCCCTTTACCCCTTGTGGTTGGCCTGTGCGTAAAACTGCAAGAGCTGCATTTTCTAATGAGTACCATAAATCTACGATTCTTTTATTCGAAGATCTCCAACGTTTTACTACGTCTGGCAATTCTTCTTCTGTTAATCCCATATCCAAGGCACCCATTGAAATTAAAGCACCAGCTGCACCTTGATAACCAAGTGCGAGTTCTGCAACCTTTCCTTTTTGACGAAGTTCATATTCTTGATTACCTTTTTGAATTAATTCAATTGGAACTCCAAACATCTGTGAAGCACTGGCTTCATATATTTTTCCGTGAGTTTGAAATACATCCAATCTCCATTGCTCACCAGATAACCAAGCAATTACCCGTGCCTCAATAGCAGAGAAATCAGAAATGAGAAGTACATAACTTGCTTCAGGAATAAAAGCCGTACGGATTAATTGAGATAACGTATCCGGTACATTACCGTAAATCATTTTGATTTTTTCTACTTGTCTTTCTTGCACCAATTTACGTGCGAACCCTAATGTATCTAAATAATTTCTTGGAAGGTTTTGTACTTGGACCAATCTCCCAGCCCATCTGCCAGTACGATTCGCCCCGTAGAACTGTAGTAAACCTCGTACACGTCCGTCAGCACAAACTGCTACATCCATTGCCTTGTACTTTTTCACACTTGTTTTGGAGAGTTCAAGACGAATTGCCAATACACGTTTTATATCTCCGTCAACTTCATTGATTAAATTTTCAATAGTAGCTTTTTGCATGTTCTCTACTTCTACACCCTGTTTTTCTAACCAAGCTTTTAATTGAGCTGCGCTGTTTGGATTTGATAAACCGGTTATCTGAATAGCTTCTTTGGTCAATTGATCTGTTGTCACATCACTTGAATATAAAGCTCCATCAATCAACTGCTTATCTACTTTTACTCCTGCTACATTAATTCGCTGATCTAGCTCCCACATCTTTTGTTCAGCTTCTGGAACAGGAAACTTAGATAGTCTTTGTTCAATTGCTTTTTCAACTTCTACATCCTGCACACAATATTCTTTGAACAGCTCCCACTTCTCCGGTTCATGGTGCGGTAATGTCCGTGTCCGACCTGCGTTTTTCTTAGTGGGTTTTGTAGGTGTACTGAAAAGCTTTATTAATGCTTTACCTGTTGTTAATTTACGTTTATCTTGGGGAAGCCCTACCGCTTTAGCTGTTGGTCCTAACCCTGCTGTAAATCCGCAATACATTCCGTGAAGCATCGTATCTCGCCATTGCGGAAGCCATTCTTCCGGAAGAATTAAACCAAAATGTTTACTTAAGCAATACCACTCAAATGCAGCGTTATAAGCATGTAAAGTTACACTTGGATTTCTCATTGCCTCTATAATTTCTTTTGGTATTTTTTCACCTTGTGCTAAATCAATAATTTTTGTAGGTTGATGATTTATGGAATAAGCGAAAAGTAATATTTCAAAATCGGGGGACTGTACGTATTTGTACAATCCCGCCTTGTTGATGTCTACACTGCTATATGTCTCAATATCGATATTTAATTTTGTAATCATACCCCATACACGCCACCGTTAATTGGTTGGCCAGTAATCGGATCTATTTGCGGTTGCTGCGGTGCCTGTTGTTGATATCCTCCTTGCTGTGGGGCTTGTCCATATTGCCCTTGATTGTAATTAGGTTGTTGAACAGGTGGCTGTTGATATTGTCCTTGTTGCGGTTGTTGGCCATATCCTTGTGCCGGCGGTTGCTGTTGCGCTTGTGGTTGCTGAGGCACTGCACCAAAATCAGAATCTGCAGCAGGAGCACTAGCACCTAAAGGCTCGCCGTCACGAGTTTTTTGTACATTGGTACTGATATAAACACCAACACCTTTTTTACCTTGGAACGAATAAGGATTAAAATTCACTGCTATTTTTCCATACATTCCGCTATAAACTTCAGTAGAATCCATAATTGGATTAAGGTTAGCATCAACTACTTTTGGTGGATAATCTACGCCTGTAGTTGCTGTAAATACCCAGTGCCCTTTACATTCATCGCCAAAAGGCATACCATCGGAAGGTTTAACCCCGTCCCCATCGTGTATTGGTGTAGACACCACTGGAGGAATTACACCGTTCCATTTCTCCGCTTTGCCTTTTTGTTTCGCTGCTTCGATAGCTGCATCGATTTTTGCTTTCGTCGCTGTATCTGTTTTCGGTACCAAGATAGTTGCACTATACTTCGGTGCTCCACCATATTGATCCTCACGAGGGTTTAATAAACTTACAAAACTGAAACGAACTTCTCCTGTTACGATACGAGTGTTATTTTCCATTACTGAATCTCTCCTTTGATAGTTGTTATTTGTTGGCACGCCCCAGTTACCTGAAGCAAATTGTTCTACATGATAATCTGCTATTTCACCCACTATTTAAAATCATCCTTTGCATCTACTTGATTCGTAATTGCTTGGCGTTTATCAGATGATTTTGCAAGTGCAGGCTTACCAGGTGACTTTTGTACAAGTCCAGCATCTTCAACAAGTTCCCTAAATTCTTTTTTACCAAGTTGTTTTTCAATCTTTGGAACCGTTAAAGGGACACGTTCAAAAAGCATAGCTTCTTTAATCCCTTTCTCTTGTAACTCTTTAAATGCTTTATCCTGATCAATAAAGTTTCTAGATCCTCTACCTTCAACTGCTTTCCATCCAGGTATTTCATTACCTTTTAAGCTTTCTTTAAGCGCATAATCTTTTAACGCTTTTACCCAGCTATCAAGGCCTTGCGCCTTCTCTAATATCAGGCCAACTTCATCATTACTAATTAAAGGTGGTTTCATTTGGTGAAAATCATCCAACGCACTATACTCATCTGCTCTTGCTCTACATACTGCTTTTGCTTTACAGAATTTACAGTGATCCCCTGGTGAAAATTCCCCTTCTCCTTTAAAAGCTTTATCCGCAATAGGTTTTATTTCATCACCCCATTGCAGAAGTTCCTGTATAGTAATCTCGTATTCTGAAATACTATTTAAACGAGGTTGTACAATGCTCATATGCACTTTTTCAATTGGATAAAGGAAACTGTATTCCAGATAAGCACCAAGTGCATATAACTTCATTTGCGGATTATCTTCCGCACTAACTTGTACGCCTTTTCCGTATTTAAAATCATTCACATACAAGGTGTTTTTGGAAATAATGATGCAGTCAGCAGTCCCAAACCCTTCAGGTACGTAAGAACTGAAATCCACCTTTTTCTCTATTGCGACATAAGGTACACTATCCATTGCCAATGTTATTTCCTGAAGATATTCCAAGTAAGTATCTGTATGTTTTAACATTTCTTCCTGGTAATGCTCCTGTTTTTTCAGCTTGTTCAATCGACGAGTAAATGTACTTTTTGCCATTGCTTCTGTATAGTATTTTCTAAGCTTCAACTCTGCTATTTCATGGGCAAGTGTTCCTTCTGCAGCATAAGGACTACCTTTATCCTCAAATTGCTCTTCTAATCTTGCAGAAGGTGTACAAGCTAACCAGCGCACGGCGGAACTAGCAGATAATAAAGCATGGCTCCTGGATGCGTGATCTATTACGTTGCTCATATCTTAGCCCCAAGATCACGGAGTTTCATAGCAAACGCACCATATTGCTCCTGTGGTAAAGCCGTTAAAGCTTGTACATTGAACTCTCCAAGAAGTTGAACAAGTTCTGATTGTTTACCTGCGTCCATTAACTGTGAAGCAGCCTTCGCCAATTCTTCCATTCCATAAGACGGGTTGCTTGTTGGTACTGCCCCTTGTTGCGGTGCTTGTTCTTGCACTGGTGGCTGTTGTACCGGCGGTTGCTGTTGCACTGGTGGCTGTTGTGCCGGTGTTTGTTGTGTTGGTACTTGCTGATACGCAGGTTGCTGTACAGGTTCTTGGTATTGCTCTTGTTGTGGCTGTTGTTCCACTGCAGCAGCTTGTTGATTTCCTCCTTGGTTCGGTAAATCATAATTTGCTAATACCTGTGCTAGTGTATGAATAGCACCTTCTAATCCTGGTGCATCGATTTTTACGGTAATTTCCATTGTCAAAATTTCCCCTTTCAAGTAAAATGAAATTTAAATATGATTGTTTAAGCTCACTGATTGCCGTCAGTGGGTTTTTCATTTCTAAATACTTTAAAACTACGTCTTAACTCGTCCCAACTTTTTATAACTGTTGGAGGTTGCATTATTGTTTGTGCAAGATATTCTCCTTTTAAAGCCTTATACTCTTTCAAATCATCTTTTCTCCATCCAACATGAAAAGTTACATCCTCATTCAATTTAATAACTGTGTAACCAAACATAGATCGTGAGGTTGGATTTTTTGATTGAGCAACATACTTCTTTGAATGCTTCAATACTGTAATGTCTTCTACGTTTTTGCTATATAATAACCCTGAGAGCAACAACTATTTTCACCTCCTTTCAGGTGGAAAAAAATGAACAAATATAAAAGCCTACTAGAGATGCTATAAACAAACCGACATAATAATCTCCACTTTCACCGATTCGTTTTATCATGGTGTCATACCGTGAACTTTCATTTCTCGTACAATCTGATCCATTGTTTCTTTTTCATTTTTCATGTACTGCAACTCATTACAGATATGTGCATTGTTAAAGTAATGTGTGGCTGCTTTTGAAAAATCACCTTCTGCGACACTTAATGCTGCTTGCATCGTGTTTCTATCGAATTGGTTTAGTAGATTAGTAGCTTTAACTTGGTGTTCGTCCTTAAACATGGATAACGACAATTAATTCACCTTCTTTCTAATTGTTTGGTATATAGGGATACTTCTCATGAAAATAAAGTTTTGGTATTTTTCCTTGTTCTGCATAAAACCCTTTTGCTTTTAGGTCGTTATTCATCTCATGAATGCGATAATAAGCAGTTCTTTCAGATACGCCTAGAATCTGTGAGACATCCTTAGCATCATAAAAATGTTTTTGTTGTACCTGAGGCATTTTTACTCCTCCATTCCGATAATTTCTGCTATTTTATTCCTGTATTTATCACCTGCTCTAGTGCCTTTTAAAATTTCAGATACATAAGTAACAGAAATACCAAGTTCTTTAGCAAGAGAAGTTAATGTGATGCTTTTCTTTAACATTAACTTCCTTGCTTCCGCTCCAAACTCAGTATAATTTGTCATTCTTTTCACCTCTTTCTGAAAATAATGTAGAAAAATAGGTTAAATTTCAGCTTAATTATTGACTACCGACTGAAAATATTCTAATATAGTCTAAGAAGGCACAATAAATAACAATCGTTGGGCGACGATTTTCAAGAATGGTTCGTAGAACCTCTAGTTTTTTATTGTCTTTTTGCGAATAATTAAGCTGTTAATGACAATAATAACTGCATATATACAGTTTGTCAATATATAAATGTAAATTTGCAGTTTTTATTGTCATTTGGTTAGGAGTGTAAACATGTCTATATTGGAAAATATACAGTCTCTATGTAGAGAACACGGTATCTCAATACCGAGTTTAGAAAAAGGGCTTGGTCTAGGGAAGGGTTCCATGTACAGATGGAATACAAATTCTCCTTCTATAGATAAGCTTCAAAAAGTCGCAAATTATTTTAAAGTCACTCTTGATGAAATAATAGGATGGGGAAGTATTTATGATATAGGCTGGACCATCAAAGATGAAAGAGAAGAACAAAGCCTTTCAATAGAAACTTTAGCCATTGAGTCTGATATACCCGTTAGTACATTACAAGAAATAGAAGAAGACCTCATTCCGTTAAATTCAGAACAGTTAAAGGCAATTACTGACGTGTTTGGAATGACGGTACAGGAACATCTTGTTAAGTACGATATGTACGATGAAACTATACATGAGTATTTTAGAGGGGATGTAAACGCCTTTGTTGAATTTGAGAAGGCAAAGTTCAAAGATGCGATGAAGGAGAATAATCAACAAGTAGAAACAATAGCAGCTCATCACGACGGGGAAGAATGGACTGAAGAAGAACGCGAAGAGATTGAACGCTTTAAGGAGTTTGTAAGGTCTAAGAGACAACAGCAGGGGGATTGAGTATGGGATATGAAGGGCTTTTAGACGAAGCTTTTAAGCTTGGTGTATTTGTACAAGAAGAACCTATTAAAGGCAAATTAAAGGGACTTTACAGTGACAATGTTATTTGGATTGATAAAAATTTAGATTCCAACAAAGAAAGACACTGTATCATGGCAGAAGAATTGGGGCATTATCACACCAGCTCAGGTGATATTTTAAATCAAACTGTTTTAAACAGCCGTAAACAAGAAGTACGGGCCCGTTCTTGGGCATACGAACGGGCAGTTCCGTTAGAAATGATTATTGAAGCTCACAAGGAATTCATACGCAATAGATTTGAACTAGCAAATTTTCTAGATGTTACAGAAGAATTTTTAAATCAAGCAATATTAAGATACAAAGAAAAATACGGAAATACAGTTAATTTAAAAGGTTATACTATCTGCTTTGAGCCTTTGGGGGTGATCGAATGGTTTGATAAGTAAAATTTTTTAAACTTCAAACAGAACGTATATTCCTATTTATTAGTAAAGGAGTAGAATTATGCCAGTCTACAAAGATGAACAAAGAGGAACTTATTATTTTTCAACGTGGTATAAAGATATTTACGGTAAGTCAAAACAAAAACTAAAACGAGGCTTTAAAAAAGAAAAAGAAGCTAAAATTGCTGAGGCAGAATTTATAATAAAGGTAAAAAATAGAGCACCTGAAGAAATGACATTTGAAGAAGTATTTTATCATAACATTGAACATACCGAGCTTAAACCTAAAACAAAACGAAGAAGAACAAATGAATATAATAAACACATGAAGAATAAGTTCGGACACATTAAGATACATGACATAACTACTCAACAATGCCTAGACTTCAAACAATATTTATTAAACAATTTGAATTCTAATGAAACTGCTCGCACAGTATTCTCTGGATTCAAAGTAGTGATCAATCATGCTATTAAATATTTTGATTTGCCGAAGGATCCAGCAAAAGCTGTGCCCCCAATCAAAAGAGTTAAAAAGAAACATAGCTATATAAGACGAAGAGAATTTGATAGAAAGGTTGAGGAATTCGAGAATGAAGATTTTAAGCATATGAGCATATTTATGTTTTACACTGGTCTCCGTATCGGAGAGGCAATAGCACTTCAATGGAAAGATATTGATTTTGAACTTAAAGAAGCCGACATAAATAAAACGTATGATTCAGGCACCAAAGAAATAGGTCCTCCGAAAACAGAAGCAAGTGCTGATGTTGTGCCTTTAGCAGATTTCTTAGTAGAAATGCTAGAGGGTATAAAACAAAAACAGCAAGAAACTATGTACGGATTTAATGAAGATTATTTTATATTTAGAGGGATGGTACCTGTTGCATATAAAACTTACCATCTAGCGTTTAAAAAAGTATTTCCTGAATTTAGACCGCACGATTTGCGACACAGTTATGCCTCCTTCTTAGCAAATAGAAAAGTGGATATATTTGTCTTAAAATCATTGATGAGACATGACAATGTTCAAGAGACAATAAACACTTATGGCCACCTTTATAAAGAGAAAAAGCACGAGGCAATAAGCTTTTTGAACGACTAA